TAGGGGGTGCTGCAAATACAACTGACTGATTATGAAACGCAATAGAGATGTTATGATCGTCAGCCAACAATAATTGCGCACCATTTGGAATCGCTGCTGAAATGTTTTGGCGTGCGCCAGATATCACAATAGAAGGATTAACAGGAATAATCGCATTCCCTGCACCATCGGATATGACATCATCAGTAACGACAAATTGAGCACGTTGTTGTAATGGCTCATAAGTTAACGGATTAACCATGAACACACCCGCACTGTCATCAATTTCGATGCTGTCACCTTCTCTGAAAACAAGACTTGATGCAACAACGCCAGATACTTCAATAGTATTTCCTGAAACAATCGGGCCATTGGTTACTGTACCGCCTAACTTAAATCCAGTTGGAGGCGCGCCCCCTGCTTCCCCATCACCTGCAATTTGACGTGTCAAGAAATTTGTCTTGAAAAAGTCAAATCCAGATAAATGACCAATAAACCCATCCATCAAAGCGCCTCTATTGACAGTCATATTGAAACTATCTTTTAAGTCACTGGAAAGATTCGCTGATACTCTGGGTGCGTTTGAAAAATAACGGTTGCCGTCTTCAGGGATACCAAGCTCTGTCATATATGCATCAGCAAGTAAAACAGTGTCAAAATCAACAGGAACACCCGGTGTGCCCACTGCTTGATAGGTTTGCTTTTGAAAGTTTTCAGTTGCAATGAATTTTTCAACGTCATTCGCCAGTGCTTTAGCACGTGGGTTAAGCATCATATCAAGATAGGGCTTATCGCGTGCTCTATCAAAAGTTAATTCTAAACCTGAAAACTCAACCATGGTATGAAATTGAGTATCAACAGTTAGAGGACGAATGACCTGGACACGCGCTTCAGCAGTAGCAGAGGCACCGCGACCTGATTTATATCGCTCTTCAAGTCTATAGTTTAATGTTTGCCCTGTTGCATATTTAAGATTTTTGAAATCCCCTTCAAGATTTCTGTTAGCAACTTTAGCAAATGATAAATAGTTGACGTATCGAATAAATACTTCATTCAATACATAATCGGTAGTTCTAAAAACGTTACTCATGGCTTACGCTCCAATAAAGTTAATCATTAATTTTATTGTCACGCGGGAGACTGTATACACGCGATTTTAAGATGGGTGCGGAATCCATACACGCAGTGAAAAAATATGGGAGCGGAAACCCTTACACGCTTTTTTATAATAATAGCACATTTTAGATAAAACAAAAGCCGCTATAAAGCGGCTCATGCTAGATAATAATAAAATAAGGAAGGATCACATTAACGATTATGACTAAACTTTTGCTTTGCGTCAAGCATAATTAAATCATCAATATTTCGCGACTCATCCGATCTATCGGACATGTCACCCGTTACACGCGAAATGGGCTTAGGTGCTTTGCTAGTCGGTTTTGATTTTTTCATGCGCTCCTCAAGCCTGCCGATTTCTGTCATCTGCTGATATGGATCGGAAAGCTTTGATATTCTATCCAGTTCAGCACTATGATTTTTTGCAGCTGCATAAAAAAACGCGGCGGGGTCACGCATGGAACGACTCGCTAAAACCATCGGATCGGTAAGCTGTTTATTTCCCACCACTTCTATAAAATCATCAAATCTTTGCATGCCTTGAGAAAATTTTTGTTCATAATCCTGCATCGCCGCCTGTTCACGCTGCATTTGCTGCTCTTGTGCTTGACGTTGTTTTTCTTGTTGCTCTTCTTGTGTAATTTCTTTATAAGTATGAGCAATAAAATCTTTGAGTTGCTGTTGCCAATTACCTTCAGCATTCCTGTCATATTCAAAGCCCGCCTGCTCAGCTTGTTGTTTTTGCTCTTGAGTAGGCTTGTTACGCTCCATCCGATCCATGCGCTCACGAACAGCACGATTAATACGCTCGTTTACTTCATCTTCAGTGTATGTTTTCGGCTCTTGTTTTTTGATGGGGTTGCCGTACTCATCACTATCACCATCGTCATTGTCATTTTCTGGCTCAGGCTCAGACTCAGACTCAGGTGCACTTTTAGGCTCTGGGGATTCTGGTGCTTCAGGTTCAGGATCAGGGGCACGCTCAGTCTCAGGCTTATGCTCTGGCTCTGGTTGCGAATCTGGATTAAGTAATAACTCATCTATTGATTGTAGTGTCATTGTTTGCGTCCTTTTGTTGTTTTAAATATACTATCATTTCAAATGCGTTAATATATCGACCAGATTCTTGCTATGCGCAATTTCTCTGTCAGTTCTTGTTTTATTCATTTCAGCCTCATAGCGCATCGTCTGTGTTTCAACATCAACGCCCATTTGTACCCGTTCATTTTCAAGTTCAGCCATTTCCATTTCCATATCATGCTGCATCTTAGCGTATTTCAATTGAAGTTCAGCTTTCTTTAACTGTAATTCTTGCGCTTGCAATTGCTGTTGCTGCTCTTGTGCAATTTGCTGAGGATCGGGTTGCTGCTCTTTTTGCTCGATTGGCTTACCTGTTTTACCTGCTTGAATAATTTCAGGCGGTACAAGCGTTTTAAGTCTATTTTTAATTTCTATATTATTAGATAATGGCAGATTATCAGCATACAAATCAGCAATGATGTTAAATAATTGAGGATTAGCCTGCATCACCATTTGCAGCGATTCCATGGCTTGTTGCTTTTGACCCTCAAAACTTGCACCCGGCATCAACTTAACTTGGAAACTGCCTTTCGTGATATCATTCTCAACCATTTGCCCATATTCATCCATTTGCCGATTGATAACAATTTCTTGCAATCCCTCATCAGGCATCATCAATTTAAGTACGCGCTCGGTATCATACACCCTCGGAATCATCTCGTTAATAATCATGCCACCCGCTGCAATGGCGCGATTGATTGACGTAAAGACAGGATAAGTTGTATAGCTCCCCTGCCGTGTTCTTGCGTCAACCGCAGCGCCTGACACTTCCTGACCTTGTTGACCAAGCCTTGCTGCATACAGTCCAGTGCTTGTGTAAATGTCATTCATTGCTCGTTCATATTGCGTTAACAATGATTGTGACAACTCTGGCGGCCTTAATTGCTGTGGAATCTGTCCAGAATCCACCTCATCATAAAATAATGCCCCATTAATTGAACCGGGATCGCGCCAAATCTGTTGAGTATCCGGTGCGCGTGCGTTGCCACGCGGCATGATGAATTGATCCCACCTGGACACTTTAAGCATATAAGCCGATTGCGTACCCAAATAGTTAAGATATCTCTGAGAATCAAGCGCATCTTGAAAGAACGATTTACAAACCTGTTTACCTGATTTGTCATAATATGAATTCTGATCGACAAAAACAACGGGCAACAAATCAGAAGGAAACTCACCATCATCAACAATGTAATCGCCAATAATTCGATAATGTTTTACTTTAAATCTATCCAGCGAACGTGAGTCTTCAATCCGAACCGGCATACCGTTATATATGTAATAATTACCCAGCTCTTCATCTTCTATTAACTCCATTTCTAACTCATCAAACTCTTTTTGAGTTAGCGTGTCGCCCGTTGATAGTTGTATCAATGTCTCTTTGTAATATTCGCGTTTATAATAATCAAAAACAGTAATCGCATCATCATCAGCAAAGTTTAAATTTTCATATTCTGACGGCATGTTTTCAGTTTGTTCATCAACTTTTTTACCGTAAAGCGCGCGCACTTTCTTACGTGACATGCGCTCACTGGTTCCCGCAAACATACCATCGATTTTAGAATCATCAGCTGCTGATGCATCCCAAAAACAGCGCGTTGGATCTTTAACAGAATGCATTGTAATTTCTTGATCGAAACTTCTATCATTTGCATAACGGGTTGAAAATGAGTAAGCACCAAAACCACCAATAATCGCCTGTTTCGCAGCATTTTGATATACACGTTTAGCATCGCTACCCAGCGCAATATCTTTAACTAAAACCGCGCGAATGTTAGCAACCTGCTCACTGCATGAACTGCTCGGAACAACTTCCAGCTGTGGCGTATTTTGCTGCTGTTCACCCAACAAACTATTAGCAAGCGGTGCCAGCTTATTGAACACTAAGGCTTGTTTTTTATAAGTCGCAAGCAATTGAACCTCGTCATCAGTCCACATTTGACCCATGACGAACTCAGTAAAAAAATGGTAATTATCTATGTTGCGCTTGAAATAACCGCGCCACGCTTCATAATTTTTTCGGCACTCACTTGCTAGTTTTTCGTCACGTTTAGCCATTTTTGAAATCCTGTTTTCTCAGTATCTATATATATTAAGTGAAACCCGTTCTTGCAGCAACAGGCGCAGTATTCACGGGAATTTGATTTTGTGTGATTTGTGCGCCAAACGAAAATGTTAACGCTAAACTATCAGCGCAATCAGGTGAACGAATATTGCGCTTCTTAGCATCTTCTTTTGACTCAATCAACAACTGACCTGTACTTTTATATTTATAACTCAAGCCACATAAATCAGATTGCAAGTCTTCACTATCCGGTATATCAACACCTAAATCATTCAAAAACCAGTCGCGCATCGTTGCCCATATTTCTGCCCGTGTATTTGCATAGCGTTCAGTGTCGCGCGGCTTCTTAGCAACGTTGACACCAACTACAACATGTTGGTAACCCATTTCATGAAGTCTATCAACAACGCCAGCCCCAATGCCAATGGAGTCAATAAACACTTTTTGCGGCGACTCTTTGTCGATAATCATTTTAACTTTTCCGGCTAACTCCATAGTATCAATACCCTGCCACGTCTGTAAGTCAAACGCTTTTCGCCCACGTCTTCTAATGATTGCGCTTCTATCTGTTCCTGATCGGGCAGGATCGACACCGATTACTAACCCCGCATCCGTTTCAACAGTGTTTGCCCGCGCACGCTCAACCGCTTGTTTATTGATAAAGCTATCAGTAATTGAATTAAGAAAAGCGTCGTCATCAGTGCAATTGTGAACCAATATACCTTGCGCATCAAAAACATGATTTTCATTATCTATAGTTAAGTCATAAACATACTGCATTCCATTTTCTTTTATCTGTACAACCTTATCTTTAAATTCAATGTTGTTTGCTTTCCTTCCAACATTTTCTTGAGTATTCCATGTATTAACTCTTGATTGTTTTCTATAACTTATAAATCCTATTTCATCCATGAATTTAATTGCTTCATTCTTTCTAAGAGCTAATTCATTGCCCGTATAAGTATGTTTATCATTACCTGCAATTTTTTGTGCATGTGTTCTTTTACAAGTTATTCCAAACCCCAAAAGCAACAACTGTATATCTTTTGCAAAACATTCATACTTTGAAAAAAATTTAACCGTTGGATATTTTTTTCCTACAAAACCATCCGCATCAAATAATCCGGATAAAAAACTTTTAATCACATTTTTTGGACTTTTCCAAATGCAATCAGGAACACATACTTTTCTTTTTGTGTAATTTTTTTTAGTATGATCAACTATCTCGATAATACCTAGTTGTAAAAATATTTCTTTTAAATTTATAGATCCGCATCTTAATTCTGTTCCATTGTTAGAAATTTTTCTTTCTATTAATTGCAAACCAAAAAGCTTATGAGTTAAATTTCTAACTTTTTTTATTGAATTAATATCATTTTTAGTAAATGCAAAAGATAAAACATTTCCACTGTAACTGCCATCACCCATAAAATAACCTAAAAATAATCCTAATTCTTCTGTTATTTGAATTTTAAGATCTAAACATGGAAATGTTTTTAATTTTACAGTATGTTGTTTTTTTGAAAAATTAGGAATGGATAAATCTATAAAACTATTAATAGATTTTGACGCTTCAACAAAATTATTGTTTGTTGAAATTCTATGATCTAAAGTACATTTTAAAGTATAACCCATATATGTTTGAAGTTCTATTGTCTGTTTATAACCAGACATCCAAGCTTTTTTTATACAACCGGTATTTGCAGACATACCGGCTTTAACTTCACAAATTGGCAAAATACCTGAGTCTGTACCTACACGCTGGTCACCCACAATACACGGGTATTCTTGTGAGAAACTTCTGGCTTTCTGATCGTCATCACCATCCATATCTGAAAGCTTAATTCTACGCCATGCCAAATGCTTTGTTGTTAAGCCATTGGCACCATATAACTGTAACCACGTCTGTTCCTCAAGCGTCGGCACAAAGCCATCATCATTCGCTGTGTATTCATCTTGCCAAAACCATGGCACAAATATAGCTTGCCAGTGCGATTGCCCTGACTTTGCAGCTTGCCAGTCTCGATAAAAGTCATTTGTTACGCCGTTAGCTGTCGACTCTTTTATCTTTTCAGTGCCCTCGATGTCAGCAACCGTGTTTTCAAGACCTTTTTTAATGTCAGCAGTGTTTTGATAAAAAGCATATTCTGATAAGTGTAGCAGCTGGTTTGTTTGCGAGCGACCAACGTCACCGCTTCCAGCCGTACCCACACGATAGCCTGACTCTAACGGCTTGCCAAACGTTAAGCGATTGTGACTGTCTTGTGTCGCTTTCGGAGCAAGCCCATCGGGCAAATTCTTGTAATAGCGTTTTGTGATATCAAACAAGTTGCGCGTTGCGTCGCTGTGATGCGTTAAGATAAAAGCTTGTGTGCCTGGCTTAGTTAAAACTTGATGTAAAAAGCGAGATTGTACATAAGTTGAACATCCTTGTTGCCTTCCTTTCAGAATCAGCGCCCTAACCATGCCCGTTGCTTTGCGCTGTTCTTCAAGTCTCTGATGGATATACAATTGAGCGCGATTAAGCTTAAACGGCACTAATCGACCGGACTTGTCAGCGATATGATAAAAAGAAGGGGCAAATTGAAGTAAGTCCAAAACGTCAATCATTTTTTTTGATTGTTATATCACCGTTAAGGATTTTTTCTAAAACAGAATTTTGTGATGACTGCTCATCAGCGTCAGGCTTGTTGTAAATTTTGGGCGCTAATTTTGTAGCCATCCATTTTCGCGTATCAATTCGAAGCTTTGCACGTTGAACAAATTCAATATCACAAATTTCATCGCCGTCTTTGCTAAGCTTCATATCACGCGAAGAATCATCAGCAATATCAATGCATTCTTCTGCTAAAAGCTCGGCCTGGAAACGCTTTGCTTCCATGTAGCGTTCCGAAAAGACAGAATTTTTAAAACGCCAGTTATTAATTGTGTCAGCAGCGGGCAAGTCTGGATACATGCGAATTAATGCACGTATCCCCACCGGATGAGTAGCAATCAACTCACAAATGCGCTCACCAAGCTCATCTGTATAAATTGTTGGACGACCACTAACCTTGCTCATAATTACTTACCCTGAACATCACGTTTAGCAGCTTTCATGCTACTAGGGCATTTATGATTCGCTCTGTCAGACATATCATGGCGGCCTGTCATTTTATTCTGCTCACGTACCATTTTTGAATGAAAACTATCTGCTTGATAGTGACCAGCAGCCAAACCCTCATCATACGCAGCTTTTAATTTGTCCATCCTAGAGACTCCTTTAATTTGATAATTATGTTCATAGTATATGACAAATATTGCTGCAAAGCAAAATCGTTGTCAACATCTGCATCATATGCGCGAAAAGTCATTTTTATCCCCATTTTCTGTTGATAACTAAGTGGATAACTGTATTTTGAACTGACAGACACTTAATGTCAAAAAAAACTCAATAAACCTATTGCACTATAACCTAAATAGTGTATAATGCATTTTGTAACTAACGATAATAAAGAAAATGGGTTTGAACTAATATGAGAAATTTAAAATATGCAATTGCTGGTGCATTGGAGTCAATTAACATTGAATCCATTATTGATTTTGGAGCGGATTATTTTGGTAGTTTTGAATTTGATGAAGGGTCTATAGGCTTAAGCGATCCGGATTGGGAATGTTACACATGCGGTGAATTGGGGCAACAAATTAATTTAGATATTGAATTACTTAAAAAAAGACTCATTGCAATAGAAGACAATGATGATAATACAGACTTTGAATGTTTAATTGATGAAATACATGATGAAGTATTAAAGCAGTTTGATTTTAATGAGGTGATGAACAATGAATGAATTAGAAAAAGCACAATTAAAAATAGAAAGATTTTGTGAATGGCTGCAAAAAAATACAGGTAACCATGTATGCTTTGAAGTTGAACACTGGTCTTTTAAACCAACATCTTGGAAAGTAATGTTATGGTCTCAAAAACACGGTAAACACATCTATTTTAACTCTCTTAAAGATTTTTTTAAAACGGTTGATATTTTCATTGGAAACATTGATTTATTTTTCAGTGATCATCATTGCGAAACATATAAAGATTATAAAAATTTAATGTTTCAAAACCTGCCGTTTTTCAAGCGCGCTTTAGAATGTTTTAAAATGTCAATTGATGATTATAAAACAAGTGATAGCACATTAAAACATTCAATTTATCAACTTGCTTTGCGATTAGAAGAAAATGAATATTAATATATGACCTTCAGGCGCGCATTTAAGCGCGCTGACAAACAAAATCCTGACATCCCTGGCTTACCCATACATTGATAGCGTCCTCAAGCTCAGCACGACTTATCTTTTCATTTATCAAATCTTGCTTATCTTCTTTAGATAATAATTTCATTGAAATATCAACTGGTGCAACATCATAACGTTGTGCAATCTCAATAATCCATTTTTTTATTAACTTAATATCCATATTTAGCCTTTTAGTATGTATTTTAATTATATAGATTACAAATATATCACGGGGTGACACCTGGTGACACCTATTAATTTTAAAAAAATATAGGTGTCACCTCCTACAACCCCCGCCACCATTGAATTGGTGACACCTGTGACACCTGTGACACCATTTTCGGAAGACTTTCATAATTTTAACGTTTATCTTTGTATATATATATATATATATATTAAAAACCCTTTATATAGAAAATAGGTGTCACAGGTGTCACCTTTTAAAAAAAAGCCCATGAATAAAGGGCTGTAAGGGTGACACCTAAAAAAACTATAGGTGTCACCAGGTGTCACCTTTTTTAAAAAAAAGCCCATGAATAAAGGGCTGTAAGGGTGACACCTAAAAAAACTATAGGTGTCACCTCATTAGATTTTTTTATAAAAAAAAAGAGCTAATTTAGCTCTTTTGATTTAATGTGAGTTTTATTTTTACAATATATGTTTGGGGATCTTGTAAACTTTTCCTTTTTTTGTTTTTTGTTTTTCAATATTCATTTTTTTTAAGATGCTTCCGATTTTAGTAGAGTTTGCACGATTAATAACAATATTTAATTCTTTACATATTTCAGTTGAAGTTTTCCAAAAAAAGCATGGTTGATTCCAGTCATAGCTTGTCATTAACAATTCTGCGATGGGATCGATCATTTTCATATCTTGTTGGCTTTCTTCTAATAGCGCTAACTCGCTGTCATTTAAATAAGGTTTTGCACCGGCTTGATATAATTCATACGCTGCCCGCCAGACTTGTTGCATATCGAGATTATGATTTAAATTGATATTATCTATTAATGATATTGTCCACCAACGGCGGTTTCCGGTGTCATCAACTAAAAAGCGATCTTCATTAACAGTAGCAATAAAAACTGTTTGCCGGGGTACTCTCATGCTGTTTTTGGCATACGGTATGCGATAAACATCATAACTGAGGGTTATAAACGATTTTAATCGAGCAATATCTGATTTTCTGAAAGTCCCGTCCAGCTCGCCCAATTCTGTGATAAAACTTTCTGTAGCTTGTTTTATTGAATCAACAGATTGAACATCTAAAAGATGTCCAAGTTTTGATGATTGCTTGATTGGGCAAAGATGTTCAACAAAAGATGTTTTTCTAACCCCCTGATTTCCTTTTAAAACTAATACGCCTTGTTGCGTAAAGTCATTGTCAAAAAGCACATACATGGCCTGTATCATCCAGGTTAATAATAAATGCTGAGACATTTCAGGGTTTTCACATGGTAATATTTTTAAAAATTCATAAATAATTTCGGGCGACTCTAAGGGCTTAGATAAAATCCAGTCTTTAACAGGATGGTAAGAGTTTAATTGGCATATTGCGGTTAATTGTTGATTGACGTAGGTTCTACTGATTCCATTTAATATACATAAATCCTCAACGATATTTAAAATGCTATTATCAGAATCATTTTTATAAACATTAAAATCATATGCGTTAAATTCTCGTTGTTTTGTCATTTCATTATAATGACAATAAATATTATAATATTTAAGCAAGCATTCTAAATTTTTGGTTGTAGAAAGCGGTTTGTCTTTATCATTTAAATGAATAAAATTAATGTTTTTTTCACTTTGTGTACTGTAATCAACAGCGTTTTCAATAGCTTTATGACATTCTTGCGATAAAAAATCAGATTCTATTTTATCTATTTTTTCACTTGATAAATCTGCTAAATCCCATCCTTTTGTCGTTATAAACTCAGGTAACTTTACAATTTTCACTGAATTAGAAAAATGATGAAGCCGGCTGGCAAGAACATCCATGGCTTTAAAACCTGGACTGTCGTTGTCAGGCCATAAAATAACATCTCTGTTTGCTAAACAGGAAATATTCGCATGTTTAGCAGCGGAACTGCCGCCAAGCCAGGATACTGTTACATATTGCGGGAATTGATTTAAACAAAAGTCAGCAGTTTTTTCACCTTCAACGATTAAAACTTGAGCATGGGGGAATTTGCTTAATAAGTGTTCATTATAAAGTGGTTTGGTGCCGTATAACGTTATTTCAAGTTTTGGCGCTTTAAAAATAACATTATTGTTTTTATCAACATATCCCGGCAGTATTTTTTTTGATTTTCCATCTTTTGAATTACTTCGATAAGTAAATCCTACAAACTGGTTTTCATAATCAAAGTATTCCCAATATGTTTTATTTTTTTCTTTAAATTGTTTGTAATTTATTTTATCATTAGGCATGTTAATATCCTTATATTAATGTTAGTTAGTCAATGCGCCACGCGCACGCCGCCTCGGTGCTGGTCACACTTGGGCGGCTTTCCATATTAACTTTTATTAAATGTTTGATCAAAGTAAATTTTTTATTTTAAACTGACTAAATAAAACCCCCAAAGCATGAATGCTAAAAACGGCTGGCCAATATAAAATAAATATATCATTACAAGTAAAACTATCATATACTATTCCCGTTCATTGAAAATTGTGTCCGATTTCGATTGGGCACTTTTAATATAGATTTCACCACAATTCATACAAACCATGTCATTATTTTTATCCTCACAATAGTTATCGATAAGGGATTTGATTTTTAATCTAAGATCAAATGTAATATCAGGGTTTACACAACAAGACCTATAAGCCTCATTAATGCAATTTTTAATATTTATTAACTCGTCTTTGGTAAAGTCATTCATCTGGCGTACCACATATCATTTCCTTAAGTTTCTCTTTCGCATAACCCAATCGATGCGTACGGTTATCATAATCGATTAGCTTAGGTTTCCAATCAAGATACCAGTCGCCAATGATGGCGCATATTTCGTTTTGTTGATCCTCTGTTAAACTTTCGATTCCTTTATGTTTCATTCCACGTCCTTTAATTCTTCTGATTGTTGTGAGTTTATTCTGTCTAGTAATTGCAATACTTGATACGACTGAATTTCACCAACGAGGCCTTTTTCTCTTAAACTTTCAGCGTAAGTACGGGCAATCGTCATTAAGGACATAATTTGTTTTTCACTGATTTTCATTTCCAAGCACACCACACGACAACGCAAAATATAACGGTTAAACATATTTCATGTATTGCTGAATCACTCATTATACCCCCTAAAAACTGCGTGTTGATTTGCATTTCAAAAGCTCAAAACTTGGTTGCATTTCATATCCAGCCATTAAAATGGAATCTTCATTATATTCTAAATCTGTTTTTTTCCATGGCGTAGATTGAAACCCTCCGGTTTTTGTGATGAAAACATTATGTTCATCAATTGTTCTATCATCATTCACTCGCAAATAATGAACTTTGCTTTTAAAGTTTTGACCAAAAAATTTATCGCTTTTATCACACTGTGTTTCTTTTATGTATATTTTCATAAGTCCCCTTCAATTACTTTTTTACAATCTAAACAAACGGTAATACCAAGTTTTGTATAAATCTCTTCATGCTCGCAATAGTTATCGATCATAGATTTTATTTTATTTTCCAGTGCTTGCTGCGATACTGTATGGTGAGCAATATATACACCATCCAAAACGGATAACAAGCACTTTAATTCATCTTTTGTAAAATCATTCATTTATTCACCCCACATAAACCCTTAACATATTTCCATTTTGCCTCTGTACTATGCCCATCCCAATTTGGTTCTATTTCTTTTAAATCACCCATATCAAAATTATCCGGCACGTGAAAAGTTATTTTCCCATAATCTATTGATATAACTCTCGCCCATCCTTTATACTCACCATGAACATACCAGCCACAAGAAGGCTTGATTCCTCTGGCTGCATGACTGATGTTGATTTGTAATGCAAGTGTCAACGCAAGCATGTTCCGTTCCCAGTACGCTAGATTTTTCGTGTCTTCTAGCGACATTTGTTCATTCCAGCCTTTTATATAATCATTCATTAACAGCCTCATAAGTCATTTCAAATATATCCGCTTTACATGGATAAATTTCGCCCTTCACCCCTTGAATAATATAATCTCCTTTTATTGCTTGCATATCTCCCTCAAGTGTTTTTATCCAGCATGAGTCATCAGGGTAAGTAACAATATCATTAGATGTAACTTTATCTTGAAACCAGTCTGGCCGTGGATCAATGTTATATATAAACGCATCAATTATGATTGGGTTTTTACGGTATTTCATCTATGAAACTCTCCGCATTTTTTGCATTTATGTATTTCGGTCAGCCCCCCATCATTACTGAAAGGATGGCCATCACTTGCATGCTCACATTCCATCGACACATCATCAGAACATGTCGATATTGCATCTTTTTTTAGACAAGTCCAGTATTTGATTTGTGTTTCAATCAAGTCTTCACGTGATTTGAATATATCTTTATCCGTATAAATAACATCTGCATGACCTGCAAGTGTATAAGTGCCATACTCAGAAGTCTTTATAGTTGTTTTATGAAAACCACCGAGGTTTCCTAGAACCCAGACCTTATCACCTTTATCATACTTAGGCTTTGGCTGCGTAAGTTGGCGTAGTTTGTCGATAAGCTCATTTATGCTATATAATTTATACTCACCACCTTCAATAAAAAAAGAATAATCATCATGAAAAGAGCCATCCGCATAAGCTATAAAATTACTTTGTAATGTAACTAATTCCATACTTTTATTTTCTCTAATTACTTGTTTAAGTAGCTCATGTGCTTCTTTAAGCTTGTTATAATCAAACATCACTTACCCCATATTGCTTGACAAGTCATACCTACAAAAAAACATATAGCCAAAACGCTAAATGCAATACAAAACCATTTTGCGTCATTGTCTTTCATTTTTAGACCTTTCCTTAATCCTATCAATAGCCATCATCATGGCATTTAAGACACGATCTTCAAGATAAATCTTGTTATCGCAATGACTGTCTCGATGGTCGCCAGTTCTTAAAATGATATGCTCTGGCGTGTGTTCTAAGTACACGCCATCTCCTAAGTAAACATGGTTTGCTTTTTCTTCTGGTGTCATTCTTCAAAATCCTCCCATATCCTTTTTAAAATAGATTCATATTGCGCTTTCATATTTGAAATCATGTCGTATTGGGCGTTATTATTTATCGCATGCCAAAATAACCCGTCCAGATTTCCATAAAAAAACATCATGTCATCACGTAATTTTTGATTCATTTTTATAAACCCCTTTAACAGCCCACATTACACACTCTTCAAGTTTAGTTATGGCCAGGGATTTCTCCCTACCATTGTCAATCATATTTAAATGCTCCTCTAAACTTTCAGCCAGCGACTTAATTTCATTGGCAAAGTCTCTTAAACTTTCATCATCGCTATATTCTTTTTTAAATGTATCTGTCATTTTTTTTGTATCCAAATATGCTAAATATTTTGTTAATTTATGGCACTCTAACTTGTGCTGCTCCATAGCAAGTGTTTCTTCATCCCAATCGCATTCAAACAATATTTTTTCAGGACTATGGACATTATATACAATGGTGTTGAATAGATACTTTCGGATATCAAAATCGGTTAAAACTACATGCGTGCCGATTTTTGTTATTAATGGATATTTGTTAATAGTCATAATTCCTCTATCTCGTCTCTTTTTTATCGATTAACCCTTTTAGCTTCATAATACGCCCGGCACTCATCTTCACTTTTAAAAACCTGCTCTTTTCCTATTTTGATTTCATCATCATCAGTATCGCCAATTAATGACAATCGGCCTTGATGATACCCAAATCCTTTAATAACAAAATTACCGACAATCCCTCGGCCATCCATATACCAAACCATATCTCCTACTTTATGTTTTTTCATTTTACTCACCTTTATAAAATTTTGTTTTTTTCAAATAATTACAACAATATCGCTTTATCAAGAGCGATCAGTATACTCATAATTTTTCGGCAAAAATTCATCAATTACAGACATCCCAATTAATATTGCATCACTAACATTTGATAAGCCGCCCAAATCATAAACACATTCGCAATACGAACATTTTACACGAACCTCAAGCGTTCTATTATCTACGTTGTCAATAAACTCTTTGTTAATGACGATTTTGTAATTTTTATACATATATGATTCTTGTTCTTGCCAGTGATTCGGCTGGTTATTTTTTGTCATCAGATTTAAATTTCCCCTGTGTTAATAGTTCAATTTTCTTTTGTGTGTTTGCCGGTATAAAACCATCTTTTTTCCACCGATAAACTGTATTGTTGTGAAAACCCAATTCATTGGCCAGCCGGTAACAGGTTTTATATTCTTTTAATAAATCATTAATTGTCATTTGTTTGCCCTCAACTTAAAAATGTAATATACCCTGTTTTGTTGACATTGTAAACTGTTTAGGGTATATTACATTTACGTCATCACTCGGCGTAGTTATATAAACTTAAAAAGAGGAATAAAAATGTTTGATAAAAAAGTTTTTGAAGAAAGTCAGCAAAAAATTTTGGAAGATAAAGTAAAAACGATTGATGCTATTAATCATCAAATCGCAGAATTTAACAGAATTAAAAGTGAGCTTGAGCAACAGGTTTTTGATAGTCTTGAACATGATAAAATTGGCCAAAAAAGTTATATAGTGGGTGAGTATGCTGTAACAATTAAAACAGGCGTTAATTATTCGATCAATTTAGAAGAATATGAAGTTTATAAAAATCATTTGTCTGATAGTTTTAACCCAGTTATACAGAAAACAAAATATGAAGTTAACAAAAAGCTTTTAGAAGAGGCTCAAAAGTATGGCTCTCAAAAAGATTTAGAAACAATTGCTAAGTTTATTACTGAAAAACCTGCTAAGCTTTACGTCGCTGTAAAACCAAACGCCTAAGGATTAATTATGTCTATACTAGATTGTATAAAAACCACGGGGGTTCAGCCCCCCAGAATCACCCTTTATGGCAAGCCTGGTGTCGGTAAAACCACGCTTGCCAATCAATTTCCTGAACCACTTTTTATTTTTACAGAAAATCCAGGTTTAACAGATTTAAAGGGTATTGATGTTTCAGATAGTTTTGAGCGCGCTTATAAGACAATCAAAGAGTTATTGGCTTTAGATGAATTACCTTTTAAGACTTTGATTATTGATTCGTTAACTCGGCTTGATGCTTTAATTGTGAGTTATATTATTAGTAAAGAGCAAAATCCTAAAACAGCGACTATTGCATCAAGTTGTGGTGGCTATGGTAAGGGGTATGAGCGTGCAGAAGGTATTCACATGGCATTTAAAGCGATATGTGATAAGTTTCAAGATCGTGGTGTAACTGTTATTTATATTGCCCATACAGCACTTGTAAAAGATAGGATGCCTGACACTGATGATTATCAAATCCATAGTATTGAAATGCATCATGACAAAAGTAGAAAAGTTTATATTAATGATGTGGACGCTGTTTTATTTTGTCGTTTACGATCATTTGTAGACAATACTGATGGAGGTAAAACGCTGGTTAGAAGTACAAATGACAGGGTAATTGTGACAGGTCTTAATGATATTCATGTCGCAAAGAACAGATTTGATTTACCTGCTGAGTTACCCATGTCTTTTAAAGAAATAGAAAAAAACATTCCCTTTTATAATCAGAATAAGGATAAACAATAATGAGTTTTTATAAATCGAAATCCGGCATGAAGATGGATGGTTCGGAAGAAGTTTCACATGCTAAACAAATTAAAATTATACCCAATGACACGCATGCAACGGCCAGCATTAAAAAATATGAATTAGTCACTAATGATAATGGTAAATATTATCAGTTGACTTGGAAATTATTAGATACTTCTTTTAAAGGGTTGGAAGTTCGACAAAACATTAAAGCTTTTGATGCCGATTTAAAAAAAGCGGACAGGGCTGTTAATATGATGATTCGTCTTTTCAAACTGGCCGATTATAAACCTGGCCATGATTTACAACCTGAAAATAAAGATTTAGCGCCGATGATTGGAAAAATCTTGGGTATTGTCATTAATGAAATTTTTATACCGGATGCAAATCGGACGATTAATTTTATTTCTGAAGTTCATAGTGTCACTGGTTTTGAAACAAAAGATGGCGAACATGTTGCCTATGAAGCAACGCCAAGTTCATCAACTAATTCAAATAATTCTTCTGTTGATTCTGCATTTAGTCGTAACAACACACCGCCAATGCCAACCGATGATGATATTCCCTGGTGATATATGGATTTATGTAAAGCAATTAAAGATTTACTCTTATCTGAAAAAGATACGCCCCGCGTTTATGTTGGGGCTTCATCCATTGGCCATCCTTGCAAGCGTTCAGTTTGGTATCAAGCACATAATACAATTCCCGATCAATTAGCATGGCGTACTAAGATAATATTTAAAACAGGCCATCATCTAGAAACAATGTTAATTGATTTAATCAAACAATCAGGGGTTCGCGTTAAATGTGAACAGATGCATGTTTGTGATATTGAGTATTCTTTTTTTTCTGGGCATTTAGATTTAGTTGTAAATGATGAGTATGTCGTTGATATAAAATCTTGTAAAAATTCAGAATTTAATTTGTTTGTTAAAAATGGATTAAAAAAATGGAAACCGCAGTATTACGATCAATTGCAATCATATATGGGCATGACGGGATATAAAAAAGCAATTTTATTGGCCATTAACAAAGACACTGGGCAGTTACATCAAGAATTAATTGAATTTGATGAATTACATTATGATGTATTAAGACAACGGGCTAAACATATTTATCATTTACCTGAGCCGCCTGAGCGTATTAATAAAAATGCGACTTTTTATATTTGTCAGATGTGTAGTTATAAAAAGCGTTGTCATTTTGGAGGCAAGAATGGACATTGACACCGAAATATTAATTATTATTGTTTCTACAATTGTAGGCGTTTTAAATGGAATGGCTTTAATGCATCGATATTATAAAGTTGAAGCTAAAAAAATAGCAACCGCCAAACAGCGTTTAAAACGTTATATTGATATAGATGCATTATTATTTGAAATGATTCAGTTAAAACAAGAAATAAAGAAGTTAAAAAATGAAAAATGAGCTATCAAAAATAAAAACGTTAGAGGAAAGAATTTTAACTTTAGAAAAAGAGTGTAAGCAATGGCGTAATTATTATGAGCAAATAGAAAAGAAACTTAAACAATTAAGTGATAAACAAAAAAACATTCAAACTTTATATGATTATATGACGCACGTTTCTGAAGAGATACAAAAAAAAGATAAATTAAATCAAGGAAGCATTACATTGAACCGGATTTCGTCTGATGAAAAAGACACTTAGACCTTATCAGCAAGATGTTTTAAATAAGTTATTATCCAGACTTAAAGTAAATAGCGATCCTGTTATCGTTAATGCATCGGTGGGCGCTGGAAAATCTTTAATTATTGCTGAATTATTATTAATTGTTGAACGTGCGGGGTGGCGTGCTTTATGTCTTACAATGAATAGCGAGCTTATCCGACAAAACACACAAACATATATTGAGCAAGGCGGGAACGCAGGTATATTTTGCGCACAACTCGGCAGAAAAGATTCATTACAGCCTGTTATTTTTGCCAGTCCTCATAGTGTCGTGCGTTCAATTAAAAATAAAGGTAAATTATCTAACCAACCCATGTCATTAATTATTATTGATGAATGTCATAATGTTTCTTATAACAATAAATATTCAATGTATATGCGCATATATAATCATTATGCGATGTTTGCACAAACTGAAAGACATAAATTTCGTTGTGTCGGCTTGACGGGCACGCCATATCGCGGTAAGTCTATTTCCATTGTGGGTGAAGATTTATTTTTTAAAGAGCAGGTATGCGATATATCAACAGCATGGCTGATTGAAAATAATTATCTTGTGCCACCGATTTTTGGCAAACATGATCATGAAATTGATTTTTCTAAGCTTCGCATAAAAAGTAACGGCCAGTTTGACCAAAAACAACTATCAACAATCGTTGATAAAAATGATAGGTTGACTGCTGAAATTATGCGTGAAGTTGTTTTAACTGTCGAGTCAGAGCAAAGAAATGGTGCTTTTATTTTTGCTTCAACAAAACGACATTGTCAGGAATGTATCAAATCTTTACCCTCTGGACAAGCGGCCATTATTACGGGTGATATAACCGGTGATACTCGCAATCAAATTTTAGATGATGCGCGCAATGGAAAACTTAAATATTTAGTTAATATTAATGTATTAACTGTTGGTGTTGATATCCCTTTATTTGATACCGTGGTTTTTGTAAGACCCACTGAATCTCTGGTGCTTTATACGCAAGCTATTGGGCGCGGATTAAGATTACATGATGATAAACAGGATTGTTTGATTCTCGATTATGCGGGTAATCTTGATCGTAATGGTGATATTGATAACCCCATTATTAATGAAGCCGTTAAACAAAAAGAAAAAGATGATCCAGACTATTGCATCCCTTGTATGGATTGCAACACAATGAATAAAGAAACGGCTAGGCGATGTATTGGCATTATTAATGATAAACGATGCGATCATTATTTTGAATTTAAAGAATGCCCTGAATGCCAAACTTATAATGATATTGTTTCCAGACAATGTCGTCATTGCAATTGTGAATTAATCGATCCAAATTCTAAACTAAACAATGTTGCTCAAAGCAATCAGCGTTACCAATTTGATATTGAACGTGCTAAATATTGGGTTTTAGAAAACGCATATGATCAAACACCCGTTTTTTATAGTAAATATATTACTCTTGATGGTTTCGAAATATTTGAGCAGTATATTACTCGCACTCAAAAATCATGCAATATTTTCTGGGGTAAATTTGTAAAAGTTCAAATAAAAGATTATCAAAAATATTATCCTCATTTGAATTCATTAAGACATATTAAACACATGATTCAATCCGGTGAAATTCTTACCCCGCACAGAGTTGAATGTATAAAAAAAGGAGAGCGTTATTTTATTACAAAGAAATATATTCAAGAGTCGCTTTAATTGCATCATCAGCAGTATAACAAGTTACCGTTTTATAACCTTCTTTATCTGCATGCTCTTTAAATTTTTTTTGTTTATCAGATAATTTGTTTAATCCAAACTTCATTTCAAGAAATAACCCATGATATTGCCCAGATGGCTTCATAATAAAATAATCATAAACACCAGCTCGAACACCCATCCTTTTTAAAATACGCCCATGCATCGGCGTGCATTTACGCTCATTGGGTATATGAAAATATAAGTTTTTTAATAAAGGATTATAATTTAGCCAATCAGAAAATTTAATACATTCTAATGTTTCACCACTTAATTTCATGATACAGCCCGCCGAATCCATCCGCGTTTAAATACTTTTAATTTTGGGTTTTGTTTTACAATTAATTCATAAAAATTTACACATTGTTTTTTGATTGCTTTTAAAAGTTGTTTTTGCTGATTCGGTTCGATTAGGTTATTAACGGCACTAATCGTTAAAAATCCGGTGATTCCGTCAACTTTTAATTTATTATTATCAATTGTATTTACTGAGCGTTGTAGGATACGTCCAGCTTGACGACCCCCCATATTGACACAACAATCAAAATATTTTGCAGCAATTTTATCTGAATCAATTTCATCACATCGATATTTTTTCCAAAAATAAGTATAATAAATGTCAGTGGCATTTCTTAATTCTAATGCTTCTATATCAAATATATCAAAATTGCCATCTTCATTAATGTCTATTTCATTATTTTTTAAAAAGCGTAAACTGATTCCGTATTTTGTAGCACCGCCTGGATCGCTTAAATGATTTACAAAGCCGCCTTCATGCTTCATTGTCTTATTAAATGCTTTAATCCATTTTTGAGATTTCATTAATTAACCTCATACCCTTTAAACGCTTTTTTCCCAAACAATCTTACTGCCAGCCACATTTTGTTTGCTGTATAACCGGATGCTCCTTCAAATAATAACGCATCATAGAATATTTGATCGGCATCTACGCGAGTAATATTTATCATTCCTGAATATAAATAATCATGTAAAATGGCAGGATAAACATAACTGGATTGCATTGGAGATATAACAGACCATAAGGGCTTTGGGATACTTGCCAAATCCGTTCTAAACCCTTTTTTTATAATTAATTCATTCGTATCCACTGTGACTCTAAAATCACCGCATGTTGTATATTGATAAGAAGCCAGAGGCTTAATACAAGGTTTAGTATTAAATTTAATATAATGCTGGGGCAAAGATTTAGTGCAAGAAAGGACACCGACAAAAAAAATGATTATAAAAATATATATTAACATTTTTCTCATCAGTGCCTCTTTTTTTATAAAGCTACATAATCAACTTGAAGGCTACCTGCCGGAACAACCACACCACTTCCAGCCTTTTCAATTTCAAATGTAACTGCGCCGCCTGCTTCAATAGCAGTATTTGCTAATGGTGCAAAATCTTCAGCAACAAAAGCAACCCAATCACCTGTCCCTGTAATTTCTGTTGTAATTGCTGCAATGACTTCAGGATTTGCACCAGCTGCATCACGTCTGGCAACCGTTAACGTTGCATAATCAGTGTTATCAGCAGTTAAAGCAGCAGATGGATTATAACGTGCATTCAAGATAATAGCGCCATTGGGTGCGCTTAAAATTGGTGTTTCAGCAGTGGCAGTTGCTGCCGCACCATCATCACCTTCTTTTGTAAAAGTGATTGATTGAACAGCACCGGACTCAGGTGCGTTTAAAACTGCTAATGTTTTATCTGACGCGTCTACTGATACAGACATGAAATTTGTACCGTCAGCATTATAAACAAGGGCTGCGTCGCCATCTTTCCATTCAAAAGCGCCCCCGTTAACGTCTTTAATATTTGCAGCTTGATCGGCAAGGTAAGTACTGCCTAAAACAGTTTCATAATCATCTGTTGTTACAATTCGGACAATTGCAGGATCAGATCCCCAATCTCTTGTTATACTTGTAATCATTTTTTAATTCTCCTTAAGGTTCATTTTTTTACTATAACAGCTTATTTTTTCTTTTTCACTTTTTCAGGAAGTTTTTTACCCTTTGGCGTTTTACTTTCAAACTCTTTGGCAATCTTGGGTTTGTTTGCGTGTAAGTACGCCCTTTGTTTTTTACTTTTCATCGGCATTGTCTAAAATCTCCCAATCCTCAGCCATTAAATCGCCCATTGAAGACAACCAGACACCGACAGAACCGTCTTGATATTTCATGTCTATGTGAGGGCGATATTTAATTCTTGTACCTAAATCAAAAATACTCAATAATGGCTCACGGTTAACATCAAATTCACTACCGTTAACTAAAAATACAAACTGGTCTTCACCATTCCAGCCAGCACGCTTTAAAAGTTTGCCGTTCTTAATTTCTTCTAATGCTTCACTAAAATTCATTTTTATTCCTTATTGATATTCATAAATAACAACAATGCCATCACCGCCATTTCCGCCATTAAAGTTACTTGCTGAACCGGATGAACCACCGCCACCGCCAGAGCCCGCTCCGGTTGACGCTGTTCCTGTTCCAAACACTCCATGACCACCGCCATTATAAAATGAATCGCCACCGTGACCACCATATGCTAGTGCTGCGCTTTTAACACCGACTGCACCGCACCCACCGGATAAGTCTATATCTCCACCACTACCAACGCCACCGGCTCCACCATTACCAAATGATACGGCTGTACTTGGTGCGCGAGCTATCCCACCGCCCCCACCCGTTGCGGAACAAAACGCACCAAAACTCGAAGTGTTACCGGCAGAACCGTTAACAGTACCGCCACTACCGCCAGCACCGCCAGCACCCACTGTAACGGTTTCCGAAGCGGTAGCAGTGACATCAATTAATTTTAAAGAAGCCCCACCAGCACCGCCACCGCCAGCAGTAGCGGTTTGACCAGCAACCCCAGATACACCGCCACCACCACCGCCACCGCCGACAACAATAACTTGAACCTTGGTAATGCCAGCAGGTTTAGTCCACGTGCCACTTGATGTAAATACTTGTACAGATTGCAAACCTGCACCGAATGTTAAATTTGTTAATGCGCTATTTGCCATGATTTATCCTTACCAATTTAATTGTGGCATTTGACTTAAAAATTCTTCAATGCTTATTTGTTGGTTTGACACTTGTAATTCATATGCTTTTTGCCAGCATTTATCACGCCATTCATTGAAGATTTTTGCTTCTTGAAACCATTTTTCGTTCGTGCTGTATAGATAACTTAAAATGCTTAACTCACCACTATAATTTTTTTCCATGGCTTTGTTGTTAAATAATTCTTGCAAAACTTCAAAACAATCATTTTCTTGCAATTTTTTTTGAACTTCAATTGCAGCTTTATGAAAAGCTTCATCGCTTGGTTTTTGGCTTACCCAAGTGATATCAAAATCATCTAACGAAAGATTATCATTGTAATCGTTATCGCCTCTAATCGTGTATTCTAAACCCATATAAGATAAAACATGTGATATTTTCATTATTTATACCTCTAGCTCATATACAATAGCAAATGCTTCAGGGAAAGATGCGCCCGCTATTGTTGATTGTGTTTGAGTTGGTAAGCTTGCATGAAACTGCAATTGATAAGTATGCAATGTTGTATCCCCAGCAACTTCACGTCCTTTTAAATTCATGGTATCCGAACTTGTACCTGATAACGAAGTATTTGCAGATTGTATTCTGCCCGTTTGACCAAAAACAATATTTGCTGGTGTTCCTGTAGTACGTGTTACCCTTACATTTGTGCGTCTATTAGCATTTGAGCCACTAACCCATGAATTTTGTACGGTTGCATAAAAATCTACATAAATTATATTGCTGGCGTTAGTAGGGGTAATAGAAACGCTTAAGCTTGAAGCTTGGTAAGTACCAGCCGTTGTCGTATCATCTGTTGAAGACACACCTATTGCATACTGTACAATTTTAGGTGTTAAAGTTGTCGTATTTTCACTACCACGAAAGTTATAGAAAAACCCACTGGTTGTATCGGTTGACAATAAAATTGGCTTGGATATAGTACCGTTTGCACTTGGCTCTGTAGCTGTAAGCGCACCTGCAACCGAATCACTTAAGAAATAAACGGTATTCGCGGTTAGCCCTGATAATGTTGTAATTTCACCACCTAATTGCAAGGTAAAATTATCAACATCAGCAACGGCACTTACAATGCCTACAACTTCTGCATTAGCTGCACTATCGGCTTGAGCTTCTGTATAAGTATTTGTGCCGTTTGTTCTTAAAACATCACCGACTGAAAAACCATGAGCCACTTGATTGATATCAACAAGCATACCAGTGCCAGAAGTAGCACTTGCATCAACATAAGCCTTAGTCGCTGCATCTTGTGGATTAACGGGATCGGCTAAA